CCCTAGTAATTTTAAAACCTATGATGAACTCAAAGAGAAACTGAATAGGGTAATTACGGGTGATAGAAACGCCAGTACCGTTGAGAATGTAAGCCTCCCGCCTCAGACCAACGGTTCGGTGAAAAGCACTCCGGTTAACTCTAAACCTGAGTCAAGTGATGATGACGATACGTTGTCTTACTTTAGTAAATTGGCTGAGGAAGAGTAAATCTCTCTCTTAACTGAATGCTTTAAGGGGCCGTTAGAAATAACGGCCTCTTTTTTTATTTTCAGCGTATAAATATAGATATGGCAAGTATTTTAGACCCATTAGTAGATAAACAAGGTGGTATAAGAAAATCAGCAAATTGGTACAGAAATAATGTATCTTCACTTGCTGATAGAATTACTGCTAGAAAGTTAATGAATCAAGGTAAGTTAATTGGTAGACCTAGTGTTGGCCGATTAAATATGTTCTTTTATGATCCAAAGTTTAAAAAGACATTACCTTACTATGATACATTTCCGTTAGTCTTACCTTTAGAACCAATTAAAGGTGGTTTTATGGGAATGAACTTTCATTATTTACCACCAATGTTAAGATTTAAATTACTAGAACGTATGCAAAAGTTTGCTACTGGTGGATTAAATGAAAAAACAAAGATTGACGCTAGTTATGATGGTGTAAAAAACATTAATTTAGTTAAACCAACAATAAAGAAATATTTGTATAATCACGTAAGATCACAATTTTTAAGAATAGACTTTGATGAAGCGGCATTGGCCGTTTATCTTCCTGTCCAGCAATTCAAAAAGGCAGGAACAAGTAGAGTTTATGCTGATAGTAGAGGAATGATTTAATGGCCATACTTAGGGGCGGTACTAGAATATTTGGCCAAGATATAAGAATTGGTCTTCCTAGAGATAACACTTTGACAAGAGGTGGTATTTTAAAAAGAGCTGCTGAACTTCCAGGTAAAAGTATTGGTGCTAGTGAAAGCACAATAGGCCGTATTATGGCTAAAGTATCTGAGGGCGAAGGTATGGCTAGACCTAATAGATTTTTAGTTAGATTTAATATTCCAAATAATATAGTTTTAGATAAAGAAACTTTAGCTAATGAAAATTCTATACAATCACCAGCACAACAAGGAGTGGGTGTAATAGGTGGACAAGAATTGGCAAGAACTGTTGGTATGATGTGCCATAGTGTTGAAATGCCTAGTAGAGATATTAATACAAAATCTTCTAACATATATGGTCCTAAAAGAGAAATGCCTTATGCTTATTCTTTTCCAGGCACAGTAGAATTATCGGTTTATGGCGACAAGTTTTTAAGACAAAGAATGTTTTTTGAAACTTGGCAGAAAATGATTTTTGATTTAAACACACACAATATGAATTATTATGACGAATACACAGGCTCAGTTGATATTATGCAATTAGGTTCATTTGAATCTGATAATGATAGAGATAGAGTTACATATATGGTAAGATTGTATGAATGTTATCCACAAACAATTGGTAGTTATAGTTATGAATATGGATCAAACGACCAAATTGTAAAATTACCAATTACTTTAAACTATAGAAATTGGAGAAACTTAGGTATTGACCAAGTAAACAACTTCTCAGTTGGTAAATCATTTGGTGAATTACCAGAGATTAAACCTAGTCCAGGTTTTGGCGGTTTATTAGGAGGTGTACTAAATAGATTACCACCTGAACTGAAAAGAGCAGGTAGACAAGTTATTGATACGGCAAGAAGAAACTTACCGATCGGTAGAGCAACTGGTGGAAGAGTATTTCCACCTTTTATATAATTAATACAAAAGGAGAACATAATGGCATTACCAGTAATTGAAACACAATCATATGAATTGACTTTGCCATCAGCAGACGTTAAGGTTAAATTCAGGCCCTTTCTCGTAAAAGAGGAAAAAGTATTACTTCAAGCATTAGAGTCACAAGAACAAAAACAAATTGTGAATGCTTTAAAAGATATTGTAAATGCCTGTACATTTGGCACACTGAATGTTGATGATTTACCAACGTTTGATTTAGAATATGTGTTTTTACAGATAAGAGCTAAATCAGTAGGTGAAATAGCAAAACTAAAAGTTTTATGTCCAGATGACAAAGAAACTTATGCTGATATAGAGATTGATTTATCAAAAGTTGAGGTTCAAGTAGATGATAAACATACGAATAATATTATAATAGATGAAGACAAGAAAATAGGTATGATACTAAAATATCCTACTTTAAATTCTGTTGATCCTACTACTGACTTTAGTAAGGGTGTAAAAACAGATGTATTGTTCGACATCATAGGCAATTCAGTTTTTCAAATTTATGAAGGTGAAAAAGTTTATAATGCTAGTGACTATAAAAAAGACGAACTAGACAAATTTATTGAGTCTTTAGATTCAAAGACTTTTGTTAAAGTACAAGATTTTTATAACACTATGCCTAAACTGATACATGAAGTTGAAGTTGAAAACCCTAAAACAAAGGTGAAAAGTAACGTAACATTACAAGGACTGACCGATTTTTTCGGATAGCCCTCTCACACGATAGTTTAGAAAACTATTTTAGTGTAAATTTTGCTTTGATGCAACATCATAAATATTCTTTAACAGAGTTAGAGAATATGGTGCCTTGGGAGAGGGAGGTATATGTTACTCTACTAACGAAGTATATAAAAGAAGAAAACGAAAAAAGACAGAGAGAGGCGGCCGGGAAATAATGGAAATAGATAAAGTAAAAAAAGAAAATATAAAGGTTGTAGAGCCTAAACAAAGAATAAGTGTTGATTTAGAAGTTGATACATCTATTAAAGATTTAGGTGTTAACCCATACGCAAAATTAATACATATGGCAAGAGCTATTGACGCTTGGAGAATATTCCCTAGATTGTTCTTAACTGTTTACATAGTCTTATTATATAAGTGTGTAATATGGTATATGAACTTAGGTTCACCAACTATGGAACAGAGTGGGTTAATCAGTATCGTTGTTGGTGCTGGCGCTGCCTGGTTTGGTCTATACACAGGTTCGAGTAAAAGTAAAAAATAATGGCTGAATTAGTATTACCATCAGGAGCAATTAAAGTAATACAAACACAACAACAAATGGTTGGTGGTGCTATTGCTGGTGGTGCAGGTTCAGTTGCTAATGGTATGTCAGGTGATACAATACAAGTATTAGAAGACATAAAAGAAATATCATTAAGACAATATAAAGGTTTAACTAAAGTTGCTAAACTGTTAGCTGACACTTTAAATTTTGATAAAGCAAAAGCAAGACGAGAAAAAGATCAAGCGGCTGAATTGGAAAAAGAAAGAAAATCTAAATTAGGATTAACAGCAGGTGTAGGTGGTTCAGGTGATGGACTCAAAGAAGATGAAGGTGGTTTTGATATTGGTGCTGGTGGTGGTTTCTTAGCAGGTATGGGAATACAACCTTTAATGAAAAAGGCAAAAGGTATTTTAAGCAAGATAGTAAAACCATTTTCAGTATTATTAGGATCATTAGGTCGATTGACCGGTTTAGCAGGGTTATTTACTAGATTAGCTCCTTTATTAGCGCCATTAGGTCCTGTTGGAGCTATTGTTGGTGCCTTATTTTTAATTGTACAATATTCAGATGAGTTAGCGAAAGCTTTAGCTCCTCTAATTGATGGTCTTAAAAAAACATTTGAAATATTAAAACCAGTTACAGATATAGTATTTGGATTACTTGACATGGTAGTAAAAACTGGTTTGGCCACAATAGGCGGTGCTTTAGGTGTTGCTGTAGCAGGTTTAAATAATATTTTAGGTGGATTATTAGCTAGTGTTATATTCATAAAAGATTTAGTCGTAGGTCTTGTAACAGGTGATATGAACTTGATAGCAAATGCCTGGAAAACAGTTAAAGCTACATTTGCTAAATTAGGTGATAGTTTTATTAATGCCATAAAAAGTTTATATAATGGTATAATTGACTCATTACCATTACCAGATAAATTAAAAAGTAAATTAAAATTAGAAACTAAAGAAATAGAAGAACCAAAAGAAGAACCTAAATCATCTACTGTGCCAACGGGTAAAGAAGACTTACCAGAGATACCAGCTCCGAGTATACCAGACGCAGATACATCATCAAATGCAGCGTCAACGATAGAAGAACCAAAAGCAGAAACAGTTGAAATTAAACCTAAAGTAAAACCTAAAACTGTTAATATGGATAAAACTGCAAGTGCTGTACAAGTAGCAGAAAAAATAACAGGCGACCCTAATTTACCACCTTTAGGACTTAATATGTACAATACAACAGGTGATACATATGATGAAAGAAAAAAACAGTGGCTAGGATTCAAAGATGCATTAGTACAAGCAGAAAAAGATGGCTCAATATCTAAAGAAGAAATTAAATTTAGAGTTATGAAAATGCTGGATGAAAAAGATAGATTGAAAAGAGCTGAACGTATGATTGATCTTAAAAAACGACAGGCAGAACTAAAAGGTGAAACCTTTAATGAAGCTTCTGTATTAAATAAATCTGATGCAAGTAATGCTGATACACAAGCAAAAGTATTAGCTGAATCAGGTATGACTGTAGCATCATTTGATGAGGCATTAAATAATAAATTACAACCAAATGTAAATAAAAGAGATTTGAAAGGTGATGGTGCTGGTAGTCAAGGAAATGTTACAGTTGTAAATAATCAACCATCAAGTATAAACACAAGCACAAATGTTGCTAAGACTAGTGTATCACAATCACCTGTTAATACAAGCTCAGGCGATAGTTATTTTGATAAACAAGCAAATAACATACACGTTTAATAGATACCTAATTCTTTTTCAGTAAAGATTTTAAATTCCAAATCATTATCATTACAGTACACATCAGCGGCTTGCCATTTAGCTACATTTTTGATATACTCTAAACTCTCTCTCATAAATGCTTTTGATTTCTTTATTTTAGGTGTAGGTTTTTTAGTTTGAGCAAATGGTTTTATCTCTATCATATATCGCTTGCCTTTTGAGGTTTTTATGATAAAGTCAGGATAGTAACGGTGCCTCTTTCTATCAATAGGATTAATGTAAGGTATCGCCAATTCTTCACTTGCCCAATGTATTATATCATCATTCCTATCACAATATAACATGAATTTCTTTTCCCAATTTGATCTATAGACGATTCTTGTTGGGTCACCAGCATATTTGCTAGGGTTGATTGGTCTGTAAATACCTTTATACGATTGTCTTTTTTTCATTATAAATATTACTATACAAAGGTTATTTATCACATGTTAAAAAGAGCATCTTCACATTTAAAAGGTATGGCAACTGGTTTTGCTAATAAGGCTATTAATGGTGTAACTAGTGGTTTCAAGTCTGGATTTGTAAATAGTGTATCTGGCAATCAAGCAAAAGTGGCCGCTCAACTACTAAAGAAGTC